CTTTTCCCTGCAAAGGCGGTACCGTCTGAGCCCGATACAACAGCAAAGCTGTGACACCCTGCTGCCGTTAAAGGATAAAAATCAATGTCTTAATCAGATTTAACCTGGATACACTATAACACAGATGCATAGTAACATTTAATCACATCTTGAAACTTTCAAGTGCATTACTGTGAATTCTATGTACATGCTGCCACGTATATCCCATTTTCACCGTAATATCCTCCCACTTCATCCCTCTAATATACCTGTACACCAGCACGTCCTTTTCATTCTCATCACTCAGACGCTCTATCTGGTCCTGAATCTCTTTCTGCTTCCGAATCATCTTGTACCTGGCCTTGATGATTTTTCTTTCCAACTCATCTACTTTTGCCGCATATCCGGATAAATCACCTCCGCCGGAACCATGGGGCATGCCGTCCTGAACAACAGAGGGATATATCTTATTCAGTCTTAACTCTGTCAGCTCTTCTTCCAGACGCCGCAGCTGCCTTTTAATTTTCCGGTATCCCCACAGGTATTCTTTTTTCTTCTCATTCTCAATTTTGATATCCAATGGTATCAATCCTCCTTCACTCTGGGTATGTACACTCTGTCCTGATGGTACTTTTCAACCTTTCTTACTTTTCCCAGGAGCTGCGTCATCTGGTCTAAAGTCTTTTTATGCTGCGGCTCCTGGAAGAACCTTACAACCTCTTCCCTTTCCTCAACCATGTCTTTGTAACGCCTACGGTCCAGCCGGCAGCCATGAAGCCTGGTACTTATTTTACTCCGTTCCTTACAGGAAGGTTCAAACTCTATAGCATGAATCAAATCCTGCTGGCGCTTTTCTTCAAGTTTCACCTTTTCCAGTGCATATGTATGAAGCTTCTTACTTTCTTCTACGAAATCCAGGAACTGTTTTATATTTTCAGATACCATCAAAATTCACCCCATTCCCGTCCGGTACGCTTATCTCTGACAACTACAATTTCCAGTCCATGAATACTTATCACTTGATTAAGTGCTCTTACAACATCTTTAATCCGTTTTGGCATCTTGCTGGCTCTACGCACTGCCATTTCCGCCGTAGGGTCTCTATAGCCTTCTTTATTCACTTTTTTCCCTCCTTCCAAACATTCCCTGCAAACCTGTCCACCTTCCGGTATAACCGCGCCGCAGGACACGCATCTGTTTTCCATTTACTTCACCAACTCCTATGCTTCAATCATTTTATTAATCATATATCCGCCTACATTAAATTTCAGATTTTAACCTTGCTCATTTCCGATAGCTCGCCTCATTTTTCGTCCGAAATCTTCACATGCCTGCACATATCCCTCGCGATATGCTTTTGCCCTCTCCACAGAACTTTCAAATTCTTCGTTTGCCTTATGTTCAAGTTCATCTGTTATTTCATGTACTTTGTCAATCCATTCTCCTACTGTAAGCATTCCGTACCTCCACTAAAATTTCAGTTTAGTTGTGCTGAAGCTTCTTGCCAATTTTTAAAATGAAACACTTCGCACTTACCTCGCTTAGCCGGATTTCCCACATATTCTGGATGTTCAAACTTCATCACGCAAACCGTCTTAAATCCTTTATCAGCGCCCTGCGGAGTATACCCTCTAGCAATAAGAGCATCGTACGCATCATTTTCCGCTGACAAATATTCACGGTCTTTTATGAGAGAGATTCCGTTTTTTCTTTCAATCATGCTCTATCTCCTAATCTACTTTTAGCTAATTTTTAATTTGATATATTTCGCTTTGAATACTTGTCTTGCAGTGCTTTAAGCTCTTTTCTGTTTTGAATAGCTTTTTCAAGTATTTCAATTTGCTTATCCAAATCACCGATACAGGCATACGAAACATCTCCGCTTGTTGAAATAATCAGTTTATCTGCGAAGTCGTATGCGTCTATATTTCTCTTATACTGCAAATAACTGATGATGATTTTTGAAAATCTGAATATCCTGTTAAACAACTCCAATATCCACCATAATATTGTGAAACAGATTGCTATTAATCCAAAAATGAGTATTAAATTAAATAGTGCATTCTTTATCAGTTCCATATTTTTTCTCCACTAAACTTTAATTTGCTTTTCAATTCTCTCCAACTCTTTTGTAACCGCCAACACCAGATTCCGGAATAACTCTGAATGCCCATACTTGCCATCCAATATATTCACTCTGGATTCATACTGGCTCCAATACTCCTGTCTGCCATCCGGGACACTGAACTCCTTGAACAATTTCCAGATATCAACAAATACTGCAAAATAATTTCTCTGGTCTTTTCGGTTCATGGCAGTTCCTCAATCCGGATATAAATTCCCGGTACATCTGCCCAGAACTTTTCTACCACTTCTGATGCCACCAGTGCATCATCCTTCCAGAACCCACAGCATGTCATACAGTCCTTTAGTAGTTTCTGCAGGTTATCCGTATCTGGTTTTGTAATCCGGTATTCCCCGTCCTTATGCCGACCTCTTGGAAAGCACCACTTTGTAACCAGCCTGCAGCCTATCTCCATGCAAACTCTAGGCTTATGCTTCATAAGGTGACTTGCAAGTTTCATCCTTGCGTCCTTAACTTCTGGCGGGTCATAAAAAACTGGTCTGCCTTTTATCACTGTTACTCTCTTCTCCTGGTGCGTACAGGTCGGAGGTTCCATTGCCATAAAAAATTCAATTGCCATAACACTTTATCCTCCTAAAGCATCTTTCTTTTGAAAAATTTTTATTGTCAGGGAGGAAGTGGAAGGAGTCGTCGTGCGTGAGCTTCCGCACGACTACTTTCCCCTACCTGACCGTTAGGGAAGGAAACGCCTTTATATATACGTAGTATATATAGTTTTTTTCTTCCCTAAGGAAAACAACGTAAATCCCGTTTTTTTTCTTCCCGATTTTCCCTAGGGAAAATAACGCTTTTTTTTCGTTTCTTTCCATGAGAGAAGAAAACGTATTTTGCGTTTTTTTCTTCCCTGGGTAAGAAGGAAAATTTATGTTTTTTTCCTTACTTTCCCTTCACTTATCACATAGCCTCCATGCTCTTTTAATCGGTTGCGGACTGTTTTTTCTGTGACTGCCATATACTCAGCCAGGTCTTCCACCGTCACTTCTTCATTGATTCCACAGGCTTCAAAAGCAGTCTCTATGGATTTTTTCCGTTCCTTTTTCTTGGCTTCCGGAGACTTTCTCTTTTCCATGGCTTTCTGCCAGGAAGGTTTCTCGGTATCAGACTGTAGATCCCCCAGGCTTCCAGTTGCGTCAAGCCTGTGTATTGGATAATCAAACCATACATTGACCGGGTCAAATTTGGAGAACTCCCTTAATGTCCCTTCCAGCCTCCAGGCAGTCATCCCCCTGGCTCTTCTTGTTTCCGCCTCAATCTGTTTCTGGAGGACTGGCCACTGCCATTTGTCCAGTTTATTCTCACAATAATTCTGCATGACAGCGCTGTTCAACAGGTCATCCTGGGAAAGCTCTTCTTCCCAGTCATAGATTTTATGTGTTATCATGTACTGTCTGCATACCTCACAAATACCTTTGCTTTCTTCCTGCTTCATAAGAGCTTCTGTAGTCTCTAATTCAATCAGGTCTATTAAGGCATCCGGGTCACGCGCAAACACACCGGATCCAGACGCACGGTCCATGGATTTTTTGCCACCCTGCGCTCCTTTGCTATGGTGGTGACAGTAAATGACCGCACAGCCAAGCTCCGTACACACAAGGTCAAACTGATTGCAGAAATTTGCCATCTGGTCTGCACTGTTCTCATCTCCCGTAATAACCTTATAGATAGGGTCTATTACGACAGCAATATAATTCTTTTTTGCTGCCCTGCGGATGAGTTTGGGAGCCAGTTTATCCATTGGTACGGACTTTCCTCTCAGGTTCCAGATATCCAGGTTGAAAAGGCTTTCCGGGTAAAGCCCCATAGCCTTATATACATCCCGGAATCGGTGCAGGCAGCTTGCCCTGTCCAACTCCAAATTTACATACAGGACTTTTCCTTTTGTGCACTGCCAGCCAAGCCATTTTCGGCCTTCTGCAATGGCAATGCATAATTCTATCTGCAGAAAGGATTTTCCCGCCTTTGACGGTCCTGATATCAGCATCTTATGCCCCTGCCGCAAAACGTTTTCTATCAAACATGGAGACAGCTCTGGAAGATTATTCCATACAGCTTCCAGGCCTTCCGGCTCCGGCAAATCGTCATGAATAGATTCAATCCATTCATACCAGTCTGCCCAGGATTCCTTCCCTATATTAGTGTCTACCAGAAACTGTTTTTTCTCTCCCCTTTGTACCCCCGGCATCCTGGAAAGCCGGGATGGATTCCGGTTCTGCGGATCTACCTGGATGCCATTCTTTTTACAGACGTCATAGAGATAATCTACTCTTTTTCGGTACTCCTTGTAATCTGCCGCATCCACCCTTACAATAGCATGGAGGCTCTTCTTCCCGGAAAAAACAAGGGCTGCTATCGGAAGTTCCAGTTCCCTTAAAATTGCATTCTGTTTTTCAATTTCTGTATCGTCTGATTCTACCAGGGCATAACGGAAATCCGTCACATTTTCGTTTCTTACCCCCGTTCCATCCAATGGATTAAAACGAATCCATGCACCACCCTCCGGGTCATAATCCCCTACCACAGCACCAAGGTCCCCATTACATTTTGAAAGCGCTTCTATCAGCTGTCCTGCTGTGCGGTCATAATTCCCCTTATCCTGAGGCGTATATTTCCCTTTTTCATTCTTCCAACTTCTTGTAACATATCCAACATTCTCCCCAGCTTCAAACAGAGCCTCCAGGTACTGTATAAGTTGTTCTGCCGGGTTCCAATTTTTCGGTTCCCGAATTTCTTTTCCTTCCACCCAGTTCTGATCCACGATAACGCGATTACTTTCCTGCTTAATAGAATCGTCCCAGTCCAATTCATACCCTTTTTCCGGCATCCATCCGTATTCCATGGCCATCTGTACCAGCGTACCTCCTGTGACCGGGCTTGCATTCCCTCGAAAGCTGTTCCATTTCCGTTCACATTCCCCTGCATGGTACCTGCTAAAGTCCCTTCTGCTCCAGGCATCCCAGTCACTGGCAGAGTAGCCTTCGTGTTTGAGTGCCATGCCCACATTTACCCAGCCCTGGTAATCCAGGTCTGCGGGATTTATATGTTCAATTATTTCTAAAAGGTCTTTCCTCTGCTCCATCCTTTACTCCTTGTCTGGCTGATACTCCCTTGGATGAATCGCTGCAGGCACCCTCCAGCCATTTGCCGCAATCCGGTCTATGAGCTTTTTGGCTGTCTCAAAAGACCAGGTCCCTACATGCTCAAATCCTCTTCCCTCCAGGAAGCGTATCTGTTTTGGTGTAGTAAGCCCTTCTTGCCGACGTTTATCCAAACGGTCTAAAATCTTTGCTGCCTTTCCTGCATTATCAATCTGATCCGGAAGGATTCCCAGCTTTTCTAATGTCTGTTTCTGCTTCTCAGATGCCGGCGCCATCTCCCAGCCAAAAGCCGGCACATATCCTGACAGATCCTCTGCCTGAATACTCATTTCAAACTGCAGCGGATCCACCAGTTTCTTTTTTCTTCTCTTCATTTCCTCTAACTGCTTTGCAAGGGCTTCTTCCCTCTGGGCAACCACATCCTCGGCAGCTTCTTTTTCAGCTGCTTCAATATCCACCGGACATCCTGCAGCCTCTATATTCTTGGTCATTTGTTTTGCCACTTCCTCATCCTGGCAGATAAGGCTTGCCGGATGGCACAGTTCATGACGTTCTGTATGCCACAGGAAATCCAGGAGAAGAAGATGTTCCTTGCCGGGACTTAACCGGGTTCCCCTGCCAACCATCTGGCAGTACAGGCTTCGGACCTTCGTAGGCCTTAATACCACCACACAATCTACAGACGGGCAATCCCATCCTTCTGTAAGCAGCATGGAATTACACAGGACATTATATTGCCCCTTTTCAAATGCTTCCAAAATTTCTGCCCGGTCCTGGCTCTCCCCATTCACCTCTGCGGCTTGAAATCCATTCTGGTTCAAAATCTCCTTAAATTTCTGGCTTGTTTTTACCAGTGGAAGAAACACAACGGTTTTCTTATCCAGACAGTAGTTTCTCATTTCTTCTGCAATGCCATGAAGGTACGGGTCCAAGGCAGTACCGATATCACTTGCTTTAAAATCCCCTGCCTGAATACCTACGCTGCTCATATCAATTCTCAGTGGCAGGG